AAGCGATGGCGAATGCGCTTTGCAAAGCGCTGCGGATTGATAAAAACCTGGCGGATATGTGGATGACGGAGTTCCCGAAAAAGTGGGACACAATCGTGCGGGCGACGGACCTGTTGCTGAAGTACAGCGTGGATCCGGAGATATTGGTGGCGGTGGAGTCGGATTGGCGCGAAAGGGATTGGAGGGGACAAAAAGGTCAGTATCCCACTGCGATGCAGTTGGTTGAGCATTGCCTGGTGTACCGTAAAAGGCTTCAGGACGGCCGTGACGCGCTTTCAGGGCCCGATCGGATACCGTGGTGGCAAAAGGCAGGATTGAGCGTCGAGGAGTGCGATGCAGTGATTTGGAAAGCGGAGGCAGCGCGGGACCCTGAATTTGGGAAGCTGGTCTGGGAATATTTTGGCGAAGCAAATTTCTAAATCTTTTAGGGAGAGCTTTGATATGAAAAGGGAGAGGGAGTATGACCTTGTGATCGGACTTGCGTTGTTTTTAGGTGGTGGGGCGGCGCTTGTGATTTATGTGTTGGGGTTATTTTCGCCGGCGGACGCGGTTATGCCGATGCCAACGCCTGAGGCGAGAGGTTGGGTGGTGGACGGACAGATGGCGCTACAAACCCTGGATGAGCGGGAAGTTGTTGTTGTCCTTCCAGGAAGCCGTATAGCAGTTACTCACAAGTCGACGCTTCCTGCACCCACAGATACGGCTGTACCGGCGGCTGTACCGGATCCTGTTCTGTTGGCGCGGATCTCACATTACACACCTAGTGTGGGCCCGCCGTCCTGCCATAGTAGCAATTGGGCGAACGGAGAGTGCACGTCATGGCTGGCGGATGGCAATGGCGGCTGGTACCACTGGAGTCACTATGCTGGATGGGGCCTGGCGTGTCCGTCGCCGCAGTTTGCGCTGGGGACCCGTTTCATGATCGAGCATTTTCCATCGAATGCGGCTGATGGCGCATGGCAATGTGTCGATCGTGGATCCGCAATTGTCGCACTGGGTGGTGGCGAATATGGCGAACCAACCTTCTTCCTGGACCTGTTGACGGATGTACAACCGTATGTATCACCCCAGGTCGCGACAGTGGTGACAGATGTACACTCACCTATGGGACACTACCTTGTCAGGGTCAAAATCGTTGACTGATTCGTGTCACGCTTCAGTCACGTGACACCACTAGTCACGACTATTTTGGTTTACGTGTCCTAGAGAAGAGAAGAGAATAAAAGGAGATGAGATAAGATAATATGAGAGGAAGACGGACAGACGGAAATCAGAAGGAGATTGTAGCATTACTTAGGGCCGGTGGATGTACTGTTGTAATAACGAGCGCGGTTGGATCTCTTGGTGGGAACCTTGCGGGGTTTCCTGATTTAGTTGTGAAGGGGCCCGACCAAAGAATCTACTTTGTGGAAATAAAGATGCCTGGTGGTAAACTGACGGACCGTGAGAAAGCGTTTGCTTATGCGTGGGATATGAACGGAGATGGGTATATAGTGATGAGAGATGATCAGGACGCTTTAGAATTTTTGAATAAGTGTCGCGGTGTGGTACAATCGTGAGTGTGGACAAAGAATTGAGAGAAGCGCTCTTGTCTAGCAGACGAACACTGATCGCCTTGCTAACACCCTTTGTTGCAATTGGCCTAGAATATGTTGTAGGCTATTTACCGTGGGCAGTATCTGTTGAACCTGGTAATGTTGCTAATTGGGTCGTTGGTTTGGGGATCGCGTGGATTGTTGGTAGATCTATTCGGAATACTCCGGTGTGATGCCGGTAGTGTTTAGAGCGACGTTTCCACCAATACAGAGTGCCATCAGAGTAGGATCGGATGGGATGAGAATTCAATTGGATATCCCCGAATCTGACTTGCAGGATGCGGTGGCGCTTTTGGCGTTACGTGGAGAAGTGCTTAGAATATCAATTGAGGTAGAACCTTATGGGTCGAAAAGAAATCGAGATAGACTACTCGGAAGTTGAAAGAATGGCTGGAATTGGCCTGACGAATGCGGAAATTGCGGACGCGTTGGGAATTGGACAATCTACTTTGTATACTAAGAAAAATAATAATCGTAGTTTCGAGAGTGCCTTAAAAAAGGGGAGAGCGAAGGCGGCAGTTGATGTGGCGAATACTGTTTACGAATTGGCGGTGGGACAGAAGAACCTGACGGCGGCGATATGGTACGAGAAGACGAGGCGAGGGTTGTCTGAAAAACACCAGGTGGATGTGGATGGTGAAGTGAAACTGATAATGGATGTGTCAACGGACCCGGAGGCGAGAGCTGCGTATAACTCGGAGAAGTAGTGCGCGAGATCCCATTTACTGACCTTACAACCTTCACAGAGCGACAGTGGAGGGCATTGCACGCTACACATACACATAGATACGTCCTTTATGGTGGGGCCAGGGGTGGGGGAAAGAGTCATTTATTGCGGTGGTTCTGTCTGGTGTTCCTGGTGGAGAAATATACTAGGTTGAATCTGAAGGGTGTCAGGGTGATGTTGGCGTGTGAGGACTATCCGTCGTTACAAGATCGGCATTTGAATAGGGTACGAGTAGAGTTTCCGGAATGGCTAGGGGCAATGAACGAAGGGACCAGGGAGTTTAGGTTGAAGGACTCGTATGGCGGGGGCGTGATTGCATTTAGGAACCTTGATAAGCCTGGTAAATATCAGAGCGCGGAGTTTGCGGCCATTGCCGTAGACGAGTTGACAAAGAACACAAGACAAACCTTCGATGTATTACGCGGGTCCTTAAGGTGGCCTGGAGTGAATCATACTGTGTTTATAGGGGCGACTAATCCTGGTGGGCCTGGGCACTTGTGGGTGAAGCAGATATGGTTGGACGAAGATATGCCGGCGGAGTTGGAAGGGAAGCGAAACGAATTCAAGTTTGTAAGGTCCCTCCCTGCCGATAACCCCCACCTGGAACCGTCGTATTGGGAAGAGTTGAATAGTCTGCCAGAGGATCTAAGGCGAGCGTGGGTAGAGGGTGATTGGTCGGTGTTCGCAGGACAGGCATTTACTACATTTCGTAGAGATAGACACGTTGTACCAGCACTAGAGATACCAGCAGGATGGCCGCGATGGAGGGCGGTGGATTGGGGTTATCATTCTCCGTTTTGTGCATTGTGGTTGGCGCAGGACACAGATACCAGGCGGGTGTATGTCTATAGGGAGTTATACGAGAAGGGGGTTACGGACGCACAACAGGCTAAGATGATAGAGAGGAACACTACAGAAGCGAATTGTACAGTGACATGGGCAGATCCATCAATGTGGGCCAGAAAGAGTGTAGGGGATAGGGTATATAGCACAGCAGACGAGTATCGTGACAATGGTATAGTATTGACTAAGGCCAACAACGATCGGATCAGTGGCAAGCGCAGGGTAGACAGGCTAATGGCAAACCTTCCTGACGGGAAACCGGGGTTAGTATTCACATCCAACTGTCACAATCTCATCAGGACCCTACCGGCATTACCATACGACGAGACAAAAGTAGAAGATGTGGACACAGACGCCGAGGACCATGCCTATGACTGTTTACGCTACGGGCTCACGCAAGTGAGGGCCACAGAGACACGACAGCAAAGGGAGAAGGACAGGCTGCTAATTGACCCCATGTTACGCAAGTACCAGCATCTACTCAAGGGCGACCGTCACTCCGTACCATTTGCGAGGATATAACGATGACTAAATTCTCCACGATAGATGACCGCCCTGCCTTCGACACACTAAAGAAACGTAGCCTGGATCTGGTCACGGAGTATACAGAGCGCGACAGTATGAACGAGGAAATGCGAGATATATTCCGACTAGAGAAAGGGGACTTACCGCCAGCCCAGGGGTGGGTACGGCACACCATTGACCCATCACCGCGCAACTCATTATTAGGGGCCACCAGGCTAATGACGGCCACGGATCCATTATTCAAGGTACCCGAAACAGAAGGGGAGGAGTATCAAAACAGCCAAATTGAGCAGGTATGTTCCGCGATGTGGGCCGTGAGTGGTCGTATAACGGGCCGGCCAATCCATTATGACGTGGTATTGTCGGGGTTATTGTATGGTGACGTTCATTTGGCAGTGACCAGGACGAAGGACCTAGTAGCCTATGCGAAAGAAAGCGAAAATAAATCGAACTTAAGACGCATGGAGCGGATTGCAAAGATGACGCCGTTCCTTTTCCGGTCCCTAGATCCGACATTCGGTTATCCTGAATACGATCAATTCGGTCTTACGGGCTACTTGATGCGCGAGAAGGTGCGGGTGAAGGATTTGTTGGGTACCTGGGGGAGTTTGGCTGAGGAAGTATTGGAGACTGGCGGCCACAGTCGGCACGCTTCGGACGAACTGACATTGATGGACTTTTGGGATTATGATCGCCGTTATGTGTGGCTAGAGGAATACGATGATCCGATCCTAACAGTGGAGCATGACCTAGGGCGAATACCCATTATTGCACAGGTTGCGGAGGGTACCAACCTTTTCAGCGAGCCCCATCAGCGACGGATGCCGTTCTTGTATTCCGCGTGGAAAAGCGGCATGATCAACCAAAGCAATCTCACCCTGACATTGATGTTTAGTCTGGCCTACGCGATGGGAGCAATGCCGTTGAATGTGTTCGAGTCAAACGAGCCGGGCAAACAACTAGACATAGATTATTCTCAACCGGGTGGAACGATCAATGTGGACATTGGCGAGAAGGTGTATGCCTTACCGAAGAACATAATTGACAGTAGCCTGGGCGACATAATGAATATAGCCGAACTGAAAATGGCAGAGAGCATGATCTCCCGCTCCGCGTTGGGCGAACCACCTTCCCACGCATTACCCTTCCAGGCTATCAGCCTTTTGGCTCAACAGGGCCGGCTGCCGCTAATTTCAGTTAAGGAGATGAGTGCCTGGGCAATTGCCGATGCCTGTACCCTGGCGCTGGAATGGTTCAAGAAGGACGGTGGAAAGTCTAAAATCTACGATCGGATGGCAGGAACCGCCTTTGAACTGGAAGCCGCGATGATCCCGGAAAACCTGATGTTACATGTGGAGATGGAGCCGCAGTTGCCGGTTGACAAATTACAGATGGCGAATATTGCCAGGATGGTCAGTGAGGGTGAGATGCCATTAGCGTCACAGAGGTGGGCCAGGGAAACATTCTTGCAGATCGGGAGTAGTGAGGAAATGACCGAGGAAATCTGGAAGGAACAGTGGGCGGGAATGTATGCCCGTCTAAAGATGCAAGAACAGGCTTTGGCAGAGGAAGTGGCACGACTAGAGAGGGACCGTCGGTTACAAGAGGCGATCCAGGCTAACCTACAAGCAAATATGGGCGAAGGTATACCAGGCGGTAATGCGGCGGGCGCACCTGTTCCAAGCCCTGGCCAACCACGCCCTGGCCAACCACCGGCACCGGCTCAACCAGGGCCCGTGAGTGGTCCAGGTTTCAATCCCGCCGAGGGAGGATTACCGGTAGGTTCGGCCGGTCCTCCAGAACAATCCGGACTAGCGCCGCCGGTTGAATCTATTCGAGGTATGAGCGGAATGTCGCGCTGACCCGTAATGGCTAAGAGCGACTGCATTCCGCGTGGTAAACTATGCAACGCAAAGGGAAGTAAACGGAGGAAATAATGGCAAAACGAAAACGATCCGCAGGTGTATCAAAGGACAGTCCGGGCCCTAGAACACCTGGCGGTAGAGAGGACAGGTTTACTCCTGTGCGGAGGAGTAAACGCACAGAGGGTCGGCAG